AGTTGAGCAGCACGTACGTCGCCCACACGCGCGGGTCGAGCTGCATGTCCTGCGCGAGACGGCTCATCGCCTCGACGATCTGGTACCGGAGCTGGATCAGCTCCAGCCGCTCGAACTCGTCCAGGTACGAGATCGGCGACATCTGCACCATGTATGCGTTCTCGGCGAGCGTCGGGTCAAACTCGTTCTTCCCTGCGCCCGGCTTCTGGAGCAGCACGTAGTGAACGTCGCAGAGCTGCCGCAGGCCGAAGATCGCCGCGCGCTGGATGCGCTTGCACGTCCGCGCGAAGCGCACGTCCTGCTGCATCAGCGTCGCCTTCGCGTTGATGTCGCCCTCGAACCCGAAGTACGCCTTCGGCACCTTGGCCGAGCCGAAGAACTCGTCGCGGAAGTGGTCGAGGTCGTACACCTCGCCGATCGTCCCCGAACCCGCCAGCAACTCGACGCGCGATTCGCGCCCCTCGATGAGCGGCACGAAGATGTCCTCCAGCGGCGTCAGCGGGTTGTACTGCTTCTTGTACTCGGGCGTCGCGGGGTCGACCAGCTCGTGCTTGCGGAACCGCTTTCTCCAGCGGTTCACAAAGGCCATCGCCTCGTGCTCCTCCATATTCCCGACGTTGACCATGATGAGGTTCCGGTCGGGGACGCGGCGTAGGCGGTACATCAGGATCGACTCCTCGGTCAGAGTCATCCGTCGCCACGAGCGGAAGAGGCCGTCCAGGAGCGAGGTGCCGTACGTGCTCTCCTCACGCTTGCCGAGCAGCCGGAAGTGGATGAAGTCCCACGGCCACGAGACGTCACGCTTGCCCGCGCGGAACTTCGTCTTCTCCTGCTTGAAGCCGACGAGCCGCTGGTACTTGTCCTCCTCGCGCGAGACCGCGAGCGTCGGGGAGAAGCGCCAGCCCAGCACGCCCTTCTCGGTCGCATAGAGCAGTCGCTGGAAGGCGTCGCCGTACTTGAGCATTCGGCGGACGATGGCAGCGATGCGGTCCTCGACCTGACAGTTGCGGAAGCACTCCTCGCCCGCGCGCACCATCGCGGCGTTCTTCGACTCGACCCACGCCGACACGCCTCGGTCGTAGTCGCGCTGCGTGCTCTCCTCCGCGTACACGTCGAGGATCCCGGACACGAGGCCGTACGTGTCCATCTCGTCGTAGATTTCGTACCGACGCCTGCGGTCGGCCGCGAGCGTGAAGAGACGCTCGTACGCAGACTCCGCCAACGCTCGTGAGGTCTGATCCTCCGCGTCGAGGTCGTCGAAGTACGTCGCCATCGGCCTGGACTGCCGGTCGTACAGGCCGAGCAGATTCCAGTACCACGGCGTCCGATGGGGCTGCCCTCTGAGCGGTCGATCGGTTTCAGGCATGGGAGGTGTCCGCGTTCGTAGTGCTGAGCGTCAGAGTATCACGGCTGGAGGTTCCTGCGAAGCGCCTCCCACTTCGGCCCCTTGCGGCCGACCCGTCGTGTATCCGATTGTCGCACCTGCGAGGGTGCCACGGCAACCGTCTCCCGGTCCACAGAGCCGGGTCTCCCATTCTGACCGTTCCTCCGCACGGCGACCATCTCGGCCACGTCCTCCATGTCGAAGTCCGGGAGCGTCGGCACCGACGCGGCGCGCGGATCGTTCGTGAGATGCCAGACGACTCCGGCCACCGCGTCGCTCACGTCCTTGGACCCATTGCCTCCCTTCGACGAGCGCGTGGGGTGGTCGACCTTGCGCTTCTTGATGTCCCGCTCCAAGTCGAGGACCTCGTCGATGAACGGCGGGTACTCGTAGTAGGAGATCCGCCGGTCGAACATCGCCGAGCGCAGGGAGAGGTACGCCTCGTCGTCCCGGTCGACGGAGAGCTTCCCGGCCTCGATGTTGAAGCGTCGGAGGATCTGGATGGAGTCGGCGGACTGGAAGCCGTCGAACGTCACCCGCTCGACGTGAAAGAGTTTGGAGAGGAAGACCACGAAGGCGCGCATCTTCGCCAGCTCCACCTCTTCCCCCGGCGGCGGCACCACCCGAGCCATCAGGTCGATAATGGCGAAGGGGTTGGAGACCTCGGACTCCGTGCCGTCCGGGTTCACGCGGCGGTTCCGCACCATCCCCGCGACGTGCCCCATTGCGAAGCCGAGGGCGTCGCCGGTCAGGCCGATGTCGACGTGGATGAAGCGCGGGCAGTTCGGATTGAGTAGCGGGACCCACTTCGACCGCCGCGTCCGACACACCTCTCGGACGTCGAAATAGTCGTCGAGGCGGATATCGTCGTCGCACGAGATGGTCAGCGCCTCGCGGTTGAACGGGTGCTGCATCTTCGGGTGGATGCCGTCGAACACCGACTGCCGATCGCGGACGAGCGGTGAGAGGTTGAAGGTCGCCACGCCCGCGATGTCGCGCAGGGCTTGGTCGATGTCCTCCGTGAAGGGCTTACGGAACTCGCCCGGCACCTCGACGATCTTCGCGTGCTTCCGGCACCGCTCCCCGTCCTTGAGCAGACGCGATCGGCTGATGCGGTCGCCCACCTCCACGCGGAACGTCGGGAGCGTAAACTTCTTCTTCGACTTCACCTCCCACAGCGCGTAGTCGGAGATGTGCGTCGAGGCGTTGCCCTTCACCTTGCGGAGATGCTCCTCCAGGAAGGAGGTCTGAGCGTTCCGCGAGGAGAGCAGCATCATGATCCCCGGGAGGCTGCCGCCCGGTCGGATGAAGCGAGACTGCAAGCGCGTGTACGTCGCGTTGTAGAGGTCGTACGCCTGACCCGTCTGGACACCCGCCTCTCGGTTGTCCTTCACGCGCATGAAGTTGACCTCGTCCATCAGGAACGAGAACAGGTCGAGTCCGAGAGCGTGCAGCTCCTGCGAACCCGGGATCACCATGAACTTGCGTCCCGTCGATCGCTCGAAGTCGATCTTGCTGTCGATCTTCGTCGAGCGCGGGAACTCCTGGCGGAAGTACGGGCTGGAGTCGAGGAAACCCCGGAGCTTGTAGTAGCCCGCGTCCGCAACCTGCCGCTTGGTGATCGAGTACACCCCGAAGACGATCAGCGACCCAGGGAGCAGTCCATAATAGGCCGAGGCGTCGCGCAGACACGAGAGATAGTACAGCTTGTACGCGAGGCCGACGCAGGCGAGCGTCGTCTTGCCGATGCCGATCGCGCCGGTCATCACCCACTCAAAGACCGACGAGCCCGGGGCGAAGACGTAGTACAGGTCCTCCTTCCACGCCGGGTGCAGCTCGCTGGCCGCGCGTCCGAGGTAGTAGTCGTCGTGGATGAACTCCTCGATGCCGACCGGCTTCGTGTGGAAGTCCGCCTCCCACAGCACGTCATGGATCGCGCTCCACCCTTCGTCGTCGACGATCGCCTCCGAGAGCCAGCGGATGACCAGCTCGCGCTCGTACGGAGTCAGCCGGTCGAAGAGGTTGCGATCCTGATGCAGCACCTCCTCCGCAACGCGCTCGAAGAGTCCGACCTGCTCGGACCCCTGCACACTGGATGGCTTCAGGATCTTACCGCGCCCGGCCATTGCCACCCCCTGAGCGCGTCCGCTTCGTGACCTTCTTCTTGCCTCGCTTCTTCTTCGTGACCTTCTTCTTGCCTCGCTTCTTCTTCGTGACCTTCTTCTTGGCCGCCTTCAGGCCCAGACCGACGAGTGCCTTCTCCTTGATGTCCGGTAGCTGCAGGAGAAGTTCCTCGATCGTGTTCCGCACGCGCTCGCGCGAGAGGGCGCGCTCCTCCTCCGTCGTGTGCTTCGGGTCAGCGCCGAGATCCGGAGCTTCGTCCGCGCTCTCGATGAGCAGGTTGATCTGGAAGTCGCCGACGTGCTGCTCCGCGTGAACGCGCGTATCCCCGACGCCGAGCGCACCGAGCACCGAGGTCGCCGCGCGGATCTGGTTCGCCGAGGTCTCGGCTTCGCGGAGGATCGGGTTCCCCCGTGCATCCGTCAGGATCGCCTTAGTCTCGGGATGCCGGTCGAAGACAGGCCCGGCCATCGCGCGAGCGAGGACCGCAGCCGCACCCTCGGAGAGCTTCGCCAAGTTCCGTGTGGTGACGTAGCGCGTGCGGGCGCTGATGACCTTGGAGTGGCGGAACTCCTCCTCCAAGAGCGCCATCTCGGCCACGACCTCGGGCCGCGCGATGAACTTCCGCATCGCGGCGGTCGTGTACCCCTCGTCCAAGAGAACGCTGGGTCCCTGCGACCACAGCCGCCGGACAAGGCCCCTCTCCGGTTCGGTCAGCATGCGGACCCCCCTGCCGTTGGCAGGCTGCCACTGTCCAACCGCTTGAGCCGCATCAGCTCCGGCTGCACGTCTCGCATGGCCCGTGCGTACCCCGCGTCCCCCGCCTGCTGAACCTCACGCTGGGCTTGAGCGTGCAGCGCCTGCGCGTCCTGAAGCGCCCCCTGCAGCCGCGCGATCTCCAAGTCCTTCGCGTCCGGGTCCGGGACGCGGTACGTGCGTAGCAGTTCGATCAGTTGCGTCGGGTCGATACCGAC